GCAAAGAAGCTAATATCTGTTTCTTTTCCCGTGTTGAAGCAAAATCGTGGTAATCACCCATCCCGAAGAAATAAGTAGTATCTTTAGGGTCTGCCTTTGCCCTGACTAAAAACCACTTCCAGCGGTCAATATCACAGCTCTCGGTGTCACGGTGAACGTCCCCGAAAAACCAAAGGTTTATAGGTGTCCCTAATTTATCAACTTCAATGGTACGTTGATGAACCGTATAGGTATTTATCATTCAGGAAATCTTAATTACTATTGCAACTATTTGAACGGCTGCTGCGATAACAAACCCAGCTATTGCACCGTACATAAGCGATTTAGTTTCTAAGACTGTTACTTTGGTGTTTAATCTATCCAATTTATTCTCTATACGGGTTGACCTTTCCGTTAGTCCTTTTAGCTGCTCCATAACAAATAATTTATATGCGTTCCAGCCGTTTGGTTCTCCGTTCATAGCTTTTTATTTTAGTACCCATTTATAGAATAAAGTAAATATTAACCCGAATATTGCAGATAATGCCACGTAAGCGATTATGCACCCCAGCCATATAGGAATACCCCCCAACAAAGAAAGTCCGTTAGAGAGCATTAAAAGTATCATAGCAGCGAAAATAAAACGTAGGAAGATGAACTGAAAAAAGTGCCACGCATCGGTAACAAATACAAAAATAGTTGTACTCCCTGGGAACGCTTCACCCTGGGAGGGGTCGTGGTTCTTATATTTGTTAGTCCAACTTGTACGGGGGTCCCACCATGTGCCTAAATTCTTAAAACATGAACTCGAAAAATGAAACTGCAAAGTATCCATTATCGCTTTCCCTATCCCGGCAATAACCAGGGCTACACCCGTTAAGATTAAAAGTAGTATCATATCCTTCATTTAATATCCACACTCAAACCATGCAGTACCGTTAAACAGCAATATCATGCCTCCGGATACCCGGTTAAAAATAACGTCCCCTCCGTTGTTTAGGAAGATTTCTTCGCCTGTCCCTTCGTCGTGTTCTATTGTGAGCCTGTTAGTGGCATCAATGATCACAATGAAAACTATTTGCCCGGTCACACCCCCGTCAAACCCTCCTATAACCATGTCCCCATCCGTTGTATTAACAAACACAATAGAAACCTCGCTAACATCAACAGCATCAGAGCTACTAATTATAGTTGTCGTGCTACTAACATAAACTTCAGCACTCAGATCGCTTGCAATCACGACATCACCCGTGCCTTTTGGGTCAATCAACAGGTCACCGTTAACATCCTGGGTGGTGATCGTGTCAGTTGCCGTCTTATCGAACCACCCCTGCTCTTTCTTAATTCGCTTCTGTGAAAAGCCCAAAATAGGTATTATAAGCAATAGGAATAATAGGTATTTCATAGGAATAATAGGTATTTCATCTGTTTATTATTATCGTGTCGTTTCTTCGTTTCACCCCTCTTAACTTCATCTCCTTTTCAAACATCCAGGCTTTCAGCTCACTCAATACCCGCTTAGGCATCTTTTGATTATCTTCTTTCAGGTCTTTCAAATCATCTTTAAACTCGTTATGTTCTATCTGGTGTTGAATGTATAACCCTATTCCAGTACAAACAACCCCGAAGCAGAAAGCTAATATACCCCACCATTTTCTTACCCATTCCATTAATCTCTTTTCAATAACTCTTTGTACTCACTTGTTAACTCAAACCCATTATTATTTACGATTTGCTCAATATTTGGAGTAGCTAAATCAAACCAAAACTCCTTGTATGCAAACATTGTGGTTTCTTCTCTTTGTACTTCTTTTATATCGAAGCGAATTAGCATGCCTCCTTGTGTTTTTTCAACTAATAGAGGGCTGTTATTGCTTTCTGAATTGCGAAAAATGTGTGGTTTCATTTCTATTTATGTTAGTGATTTATCTTTTCTTATTTATAATCATGCTAAATTAATAGCAAAGGCGACCGGCAAGATTCACATCGTCAGCCGACCAAGCGTCATTCACCTTCAGCGCAAAAACGCCAGCCACGCCACCGGCATTCGCATCCCTGCCCGCGAGAACGACCCGCCAATAATCCCTACCAACTTGACTATATTGATAATAATAATCGCATAAATCAGTCGTGCTGCTTGCTCCAACTGCTGAAGGAATAAATCCTGTTGCTTCTTCTATATTACTTATATATCCAGCATCTGCACCTATGTACGAAGCATCACATAAATGTTTCATATTTGTACTTACCTGATCGGCAAAATAGCTTGAGTTGTTGGTAACATAAACTGGTTGTGCTGCTGCTGCACCTGTCCAGCTTCCATCCCATGCTATACCATCCAGCATTTTCCATACGTTGCCAAAAAGGTTTTCTATACCACGATACGTCATGTAATCGGTAAGATAACCAGTTCCATTAATACTGTAAAGAGTGCCACTCATAACAGAATTAGTTCCATTACCGTCACTTATACTAAGTCCGGTAGGTGCTATATAACTATCGGCTGTCCATCCGCCTCCTGTTAAATTAGTTCGCCCTCCACCTATCATTGATTGAGCATTAAAATCAGCATACTCAACAAGATATAAGAGTTGTACCGCTGAATGAAGGTAGTAATCTAATTGCCGGAAACCCGCGCCGCGTTCAGCTGCCATAGTTCGGTATTCTGCACGTGTTTCGTTTACTTTAGGCCATTGCCCTGCCACGCTGCACATCTCATCATTAGCCGCGTATAAATCTGTTGGAATGCTTGCTTTTGCTGTCATCGCTCCCTCCGAATCATCGTACATTGAACCTTCAAATGCTGAATAATATCTGTAATCTACTTCAGCTCCATCTTTCCAAAAAGCAGGGTGAAGGTCAAAGCCCGGAAGGTCATATTTAGATATATACCAACTGTTAACCGTCCCGGTTAAATCATGTTTGAAATAAAATTTTGGAATCTCAACCATTACCTGCCCATCATCGCCATTAAGAACAGCCGTCCCAATTACATAAACCTCTCCGCTTACCATTATATCCCGATCAAGACTTAATGTGTTTAGATCGTCCCTTGCTGTAATCATTGCCCACGTGTCATCCGTAATGTTATGAACCATCATTCCGGCAACAACAGCGTCCGTTACGAAATCAGCTCCACTGTCTTCCAGTTTATCTCCTGTTGTACCGTCAGTTGTACCGGATGTTTTAACTGTCGTGCCTTCCTTCATGTAAGAACTATCAGCGTCAAGATAATAGTTAACCGTTCCGGCATCAGCTAATAAGCAGCGTTTCATGTCGGATTGAATAGGGAGATAGGCATTTCCAGCGCTTTGAGCAGTTGCTATTCCTTTCAGCGAACCTAATCTTGTGTAAGTATCACCATCAGAATCCCATGTTACTCCTTGACATAACGATAGACTCATTCCATCCATTGTAATTGCTTCAGTTGTGATTACTCCAGCTACATCTAAAGTAGTATTAGTTTCATCCCAAAGGATTTTACTTACACTCGCTATACTCCATAACCCCGTCGAATTATCATAATAAATTATAGCCCCATCAGCAGCCGTCCCGCTAAAACTCGCTTCCTGGGGGCGGTATTGAGCCGAAACGCTGAACGCTAAAAGCAATCCAGCGAATATTAGAATTAATCTTTTCATCTCTATTGTTTTTTAATTGTGTATTTTACCGTAAAAGTAGCTACCTTCCCCCCAGCTTCCATATCAAAATAAACCCTGACATAATTAAACTCGCATACACTGGGGTCGCTAAACGATACCGTCCCCGTAGCCCCTGTCATAGTGGAAGTTGTCATATTAGGGTAATCTACCCAGGTCGTACCGTCCATTGAAGCGTCAATACTCAAAACGGAAGCAGTCCCATCGTGAGCAGTCCAACCGATTACCGCCCCCCAGGATAGGGGAATTTGTTTCTTTAACATATTTTGGGTTGTCGGGTTGAGCTGGATAACCAAACTTGAATCCGTTATAACCTTAACCGCATTTAACCCTGTACGGTACAAAATATTCTGCCCGAAGCCCACCCAGGCAAAAGCCAGAATTACTAAAATCATTGTTACTCTTTTCATTTTTCTACGTTTTAATCCAATTTATGTAAACTTAAATTTGCTGACCTTATATTAAAATCCGTCCCGTCTGTTTGACATACCAAAGTAACCGTAATACGTTCACCCGTGATAACTCGAATAAAGCCACCCATAGAACCCCCATCATCTACGTTCAGAGTAGCCCAGACTTTCTCCAACCATATATCCGTTTGTTTAGTGGTTTCCTTGTAGATGTTCAACTCGTATGCCTTCGCACTTGCATCCGAAAAACCATAAAAAGAACAATAGAGGAAGTATGTGCCCGTCACGCCACAGGTAAGATAATCACCCTCGTCCCAATCACCAGCCTGGTCGCTTACCCAGGCGGTAGTAATCTTAAAAGTGTTTACCGTTAAAGAATCAATTTCCCAAACTCCATTATAATTCGTAGTTCCCCGTATTGATATTATTGCATCATCTAACAAGCCGTTAGCAGCGGAGGTCATTGTAACAGTCCCACCACCACCATCAGCAGCAGAAGCAATCGCACCCGTTCCACCAACAGTATAAGTCCACCCCGCACCTACGGTTCCCGTGTTCCAACCAAAGAGCATATTATCCGTCCCCGCTTCGTCGATCGTAGTTCCAGCCCCTTCGTGGTAGCTGAACATTTCCGCACCCTTAACCATGTGAACCGTGTCATACAAAGCGTTGAGGTTAGTCCGTACAGTATAACCGCTCTCACCGTCTGAAATTAATTGAGAGTAGCCACTTAGGGCAACTATTGTAAATAGCATTACTAAAATCTTTTTCATTTTATGTGTCCTTCCATTTATCTGAATCATCCCACCTTCCGGCATCTCTCCACTTACCATCATCCTGAATCCAGTACCTTCCTATCTTACCTATTAATTTATATATTGACATAATTATTTTACACCCTAATTGAAAATCATTCTCAAACGTATTACTAACTACACTTATCGAAGTAGCACCGGGGTCCTGGTCTGAAGATACAACTAACTCCTCGTAGAAACCACCGCCCCGGCCAATAATACGGATAACATCCCCGGCCTGTAATACCTGGGTATCCATTAATTCAACCGTAAGAGTTGCTTTAGCGTCCCCTGTGGAGATATTTTCATTGAGTTGGGCTATCTTTAGTATATCGGTTAAAGTCTGAACCTGGGCCATTAAATCATTTGTAGCAGATGAAGGCATACCTACCCTATTATCAACATCGTTAGGTACGTCCTCCTCATCCTCCACTAAATTTTGAGTTGACCAGTTTTTAAGGTTCCATACATACCCGGCCTCATAAACAGCAGGTTCTATCCATAACCCTGTTTCAGGGGTGTAACCGGATAGTTTTAGTTTCCACCATTGGCCCTGCCATATATCATCTTTAGCTGAAAGTGTGATGTTCATAGGGATATAAACAGCAGCCCCGACCAGAAAACACTTCTCTGCGGAGTAGGCACTTGAAACGTAAGAAGCTGAAAATACATCTACTGGTTGCTGCCTCCTGGAAATAGTTTCGTTTACTAAAAGTTGGTGTATCTTTGTATCCCTTGCCCCGTCTTTAAACCCCCAAAGGGTAGAATTAATAGTTGTACTCCCGTCTGACGTTTCTAACCTACCCAAAGAATAAAGGTTAGGCCCGTCCCCTATATGTGAATCAGGTAAATCTAACGCTTTAGAATATTCGCCCGTGTTGTCATTTGTTGCCTTGAAGATTAACGTCCCTTCAGGAGCTACCTGGTTTTCATAAATCAACAGTAAATGAAAATCACAGATATACTCCATATCACTTGACCCCTGAATATGAAATACCTCGTCCCCCTTTTCAGTATAGAAATTTACAAACCTAAAACGAAACGTACCGGTAGCATCCCAGGGCAGTTCATTGGTATTAAAATTAATACCCTGAAAAATGTTATAATATGTCCTTTGGTTCATTCCTATCATACTCCAGATAGTAACGTAATGGTTGGAATTTGTGGACCAGCTATAAGCATCCGTACCGTTAGGGCCGTTATACAGATACCGCTTTGAGGCATCAGATTTGGTAATAACAATATCCATTCGCCACTTAATTTTAAACGGCTCCTGAACCTGTGAGAGTTCCAATATGATATGCAAGGCACTTGCAAACATTAAATATTCATCATTCCCCCCGGATACATCTGTTATAAAATCTACGGCAGTTTCATACTTATCCTGTTCAGGTATAATGTTTGTCCCTTCGGGGCTTTGCTTATATAGATACTTCCGTTGAACGTATTGCAAAGGAGGAAGGTAACGTGTCATACCCCCGGCTAACTTATCGTAACTTCCGCTGTTGACCATGTACTGCTCAAAGTAAGCATAGGAATTGAACGTGCCGGACTTATCAAACGTGCGAGTCATTATAGTTTCATTAATCAACTCGTTTGGTTGAATAATCTGGAAAAGCCCGTCGGCCTGTTTAAGAACACACCCAAAGGTTACTAAAATATCTTCTAATATTTCCCAGCATTTCTTAGGCTTGTTCTCCTCATTCTCGTAATCGTAAAAAGCCATGTGGTCAATGTCTGTATATTTTAACGGACACCACTTGGCATAAAACGGATCAGGATGATGTGCATCATACCAATGTACACAAGTCTTTAAGAAGTCATCGTTGGCCCCGAACTGGTCTGCTATCCCGGTCTTATCCAGAATCTTTAATATAATACCCGTTATATCCTCCCGGCCCGTATACAATGTCCCTGAATTATCAAAGTCAATGTCTTTCAATGCACCTACCCCGTCGGTGAAGGTCATGTCAAAAGCATACGGGTAATAACGGTCTTGTTTTGAAGCCTGGTCGATCAGCATTTTTCCCGTCCAATACAATGAGGCATCCTTATATATCTTTACAAAAAACCTATCTTCCCCGGAATCAGCAAGGTCATCTATCAGGTCCTCCAAGTCTGAATCTTCAACCAACCCAAATACCTTTGCCTGTGAAGCGTGAATCGGGTCCCAAGGTTCATCCCCGGCTGCATACTTTAGCTGGAAGCCAGGTGATTCGGTTTCAAAAGTTAAAACAGCAGCAGCGTAATCTTCGTCTATGACATCTATCTTCCATGCAATAGCGTCAATACTGTTAAACTCATTTCTTAATCTAACTCCCATACGTCCCCCGTGTTCTGTTACGGCTGTCTGCTGCCCGTTTTGAGGACAGTAGTATAGTTTCTCCAGACAATATACCGTAAACTTCTACGGGCTTCCCTTCACCCATAAACGCTTTTAATTTACTCAAAGGGGCAATTACTTCCGGGTCTAATCGTGCATTTGGGTTGTCCCCTACCATAGCCATAGTAGGTGCATAGGCTAACCCACCTTCGGCAAGTGCCGGAAGGGGTTGAGATAAGATGACGCCGATTTGAATTGCGGCCAAAGCCCCCACGATTATAGCGAGTGCCACCCCAGCCGGGGGAGGCATCATTGACAGGGCGGTAACAACAGCCAATGCCCCGGCAATAATAGCCTGAATAATTGCAATAGCTTTAGCATCTTTAGCTTGTTCCCTGGCTATCTCTTTTCGTTTTTTCTCCGCATCCTTATCTAACTTATGAAGTGCCTTTGCTTTCTGGTCCTCCGACAATAACGAGTTCTCTATCCGTTCCCGTTCCCGTTCCTGTTTTTCATTTAAGCGGTCTAAATCCCTTTGGTGACTTTCGTTAAGAATATCCCCTATCATTCCAACAACATCAGCAGTAATACTCGCTATCAGTTCAAAGGCATTTTTCCAACCCTTTTTAAACTTATTAGCTATTTCAAGGGCAAGGTCACCGATTTTATTAAACATCCCTTTAACCCGGCTGAATATACCCCCGGCCCCATCAGCAATAGTATTAAAGGCATCTTTAAAATTATTAACTTTATCGGTTAAGGTTTCAACTTTGGTTATCATTATATCTATACCGTTGCCAAGCGTAGGAGGTACTACGGGTTGCGGGGTAAGTGGGGTTACACCACCACCCGGACCAAAACCCCCCATAGTTGTAGGTTGGGTAGGCCCGACAAACTCACCCGATTGAAGCATTACCATCCGGGCAATATAATTATCTAAGGCAGTATTAGCTTTATCAGTTGCGGTTGTTATTTTGTCAAATTCAGGAATAATAACCTCCGATACTTTCCCGGCCTCCCTGATTTTATCAAACTGTTCTATCAGTTCATGTGTCTTGTCTGCTAATACCCAAAAATGTTTCGCTGCAGCTGCATTTCCTTCAGCCTGTGCTTTTTTTGCCTGTTCAACATACTTCCACCAGGTGTCTTTCCAACCGTTGTAAAATTTATCCTGTAACTCTTTATGCGTACCTAACTCTTTAAATTGAACTACTAACTGTTTATCCCTCGTTTTCCGGGCATCATCCATTGTGTTGTTTAAATCTATCTGCCTGTCCTTAGCAGTCTTAGCAGCAGCAGCATATTTCAACAGTCCGGCAGTAGCAATAGCAACCGCACTCGCAACAGCAACCCAGGGATTAACAACCAAAAATAAAGCAAGTTTTTTAAACTGCCCTATCAGTCCAACCATACCCCCGATTATAGCAGCCAGGATACCGGGTATTTTACCGATAATAAATAACAGAGGTCCAAGACCAGCAACCAACCCGGCAACAACAGTAATTATCTTTTTTGTAGCTGGTTCTAAATCTTTAAACCATGTAGCGAGTTTTGCTACCCCGGCTGCAACCTTTGTAACCGTAGGAGCCAGGATTTCACCAAAAGCAATACCCATCCCCTCAACAGCAGACTTCATCCGAAACAAAGCCCCCTGCATAGTGTCATCCATAATTTCGGCCATGTCTTTAGCAGACGTTTTAGCCTTGTCTAATTTGGTTGCGAGTTTTGCGGTTTCCTGTTGCGTAGCAGATAGAATTACAGCAGCAGTAGAACCACGCTTACCAAACATATCTAAAGCGGTTGCACTTACATTTGTTGAGGTGTTGATTTTATCCATAGCCTCTTTAAACGTAAGCCCCGTTTTGGATAACTCTAAAAATATATTTCTTAAACTTGTCCCGGCTGTTGAGGCATCCATACCCCTGTTAGCCAAAACACCTAACATAGAGGTGGTTTCCTGAATAGAAAAACCAGCGTTTTTAGCAACCGGGGCCACCGTTGCCATAGCAGTTTGAAACTTCTCCAAATCTAAGGCAGAACTGGAAAAAGCCTCTGCCATTGTATTAACAACTACACCCATTTGAGAGGCATCCAGCCCAAACCCCCTTAATGTTGCCCCGGCTACCGTTGCACTTTGGGCTAAGTCCTCACCAGTTGCAAGGGCTAAATCTAAAGTAGCCCCCGTTATTTTCTGAATCTCATCACTTGAAAATCCCAGCTTACTATAATTCAACTGAAGTTCGGCCACCTGTGAGGCTGTATAACGGGTACTGGCTCCCAAATCCAGAGCAAGTTTTTCCAGCTTTTTAAACTCATCCCCCGTAGCCCCGGAGATAGCTTTTACCTTTGCCATTGACTGCTCAAATTCTGCAAAAGTTTTACCAGCTAAGAACCCCAGCCCGGCAATAGGAAGGGTAAGGGAGGTAGTTAACGTCTTACCTACCCTTGTCATATTCCGGCTGAACTTATTCATTGACCTTTCAGCCCGTCTAAGTGACTTCAACAAAGGATCAATGTTGCCAGATATTTTAACCGCTAAACTTATCGCCATCGTATAGTTTCTTTGCTCTTTCTAACTCCTCCTGGGTAATAGGTTTCACCGTTTTCTTTTTGTCATCATCCCAAGGGAACACAATCAAATCACGGGGGGTAATTTGTTTCTTGCCGTCACCGTGAGCCAGGACCATCAAGTAGCTTTCCCACCGTGACCTCTCCCACGCCTCCTGTTCCCGTAGCATCTCCCTTTCGTAGTACCCCTTCATTTTGTAGTGAAACTCCTTTGGGGATAAGTCCCAGAACTCGTCTGCACTCATCCCCATCGTTCCTAATCCTACTTCTAAAAGGTAGTCCCATGTTATTTCTTCACC